TGGGTCTTCTTCAACAGGTTCTTCCGTGTCTAACTCAGGAACGTCTTGCTCATTGGGTAGAGATTCAGTGAACTCGGAGTTCGCCATAATGTCAGCCAGCATTTGTTCTTCTGTTCGACTATCCGTTGCTATAGAGTCATCCGATTGGGTAGAGCCTATTGTTGCTTCGGTATTTTTATCCATTCTTCTTTACCTCCTTCTTAGCAGGTTTAATCATATTTGATTCATACTTTTCTTTCATAGTATACAAATGGAATAGTGTTTCAGCATTAAGCTTTGCTTTACCACCACTACGCATTGAATCATACTCAAGGGTATTTATCATTTGATTATAGTTTTGGATTAATTGATTATAATTAATTTCATACATTATTGTCCTCCTGTAGGTGTGGTATATTCTTACCATACATCTCGAAGTTTATCATTTTCTCTTTGACACTACCTAGTGCCATAGCAGAACTGTAGAGGAACTCACGAGTTTTTGTTTCATGTGAATCAGTCTTTAACCACTCTAAAAAGTAATCGACTAATACTTCGCCATATACCTCATCAAAGAAGTCCTCCCTTTCTTGAGATGCAAAGTGTCCCTTGACATGGGCTTGCCTTGCTAACTCTTCAGGGTGGACTTTATGATGACCATAAGACTTTTTATTTCCCAGCCTCTTCTCGGCTGTCTGTTTATATTTATCCAATCTTTATTTTCCTTGGTTTTTTCTCTTCAGGAATTTCTCTCTCTAATTCAATAGTTAATAAGCCGTCCTTTAATTTAACATCTTTAACGACTATATCATCTGCCATAGAAAAATTACGAGTGAATTTCCTATCAGATATACCTTTGTATAGCTCATCCTTTTTAGAATTTTCTTTATTAGAAGAGACTGTTAACATATCTTCGGTAACAGTGACTTCAATATCATCTTTAGAAAAGCCAGCGAGTGCCATTTCAATAGTGAATTTATCTCCATTTCTCTTTATGTTATAAGGTGGATATGAAGGTAATTTTTTACTATGATGAATAAACTCATCTAGTTGATCAAAAAGTTTTTCGAATCCTATTGTATAAGGTATTGGGCTATTATTTAAAAACATATTCATGTGTTTCTCCTTTATTAAGCAAGATAGTTAATACTCAATCCATTAGGCATTGAGCATAGGTTATTGTTAAGCTATTAAGTAGTTATAAACCACTTCATTCTTTTGTGCGACTGTACCATGTGTGGTCTTTAGGTTCACTAATGTTTGTGCACCATTATTCAGTCCTGTTATTTTCTTAAATTCTTTAGCTTGTAGTTGTACACCTGATTGTACAGTTGTACCAGCTGTTGCAACGTCAAATACAATAGCTGAATCACTATCATTAGCGACTAATATAATACCAGCACCTGCACCTGCAGCTGTTGTTATTGTACCTGATTGTGTACCGCCTGTACCTGTTGCATTAATTGTTACTGTTGCCATTTTATATCATCTCCTGTGGTTGTTCTTCCATCATTGGCTGTTGTCCTTGCTCCTGCATAGGAGGTGGACTTGGGTTTAAAAGCTCTCTTGCCATCATAATCACGCTAGCGTAATCAGGATGCGGAGGTAACTCAGCACCTTCTTTAGTAGCCTTGATAGTTAAATCTGCCCACTCTTGAAAGTGTTTATCAATAGATACTGCTAATTGTTTAGCATTATCGTCCATTGTATTTTTACTTTGTGCATCTGTGTATGCGACATTTGACTCTGCAAGTGCTGCATCTGCTTCTGCTTTACGATTCTTAAGCATTTCAGCTTTATTCTGTAGTTCAGAATTCTTTTGCATATCTTCAGCGGCTCTTTGCCTAAACTCTTCAGTGGTGTAATCTTCAAGATAATCATTACTGTTGAGTTGCATTGACTCTATTAATTGAGTTGCAAGAGTTGCTGCGGCTTCTGGTTTAATAACTAAACCCATTCCTTGCTGATTTAATGCAGGTAATATTTCTGAACCTACTTTTCCTAGCTTTTGTATCTTTGTACTATTACTATTTTCACCGATGTCTAAAAAGATTTCAACATCCATAGTCTTAGGTAACTTTGATATATCGACCATTCTATAAACACCATCAGAGTAAATGCTCTGCTTAGCCTTCATATTCTTTACCATAGTCTCATATATGCCAGTGATTAAATGCTTAAATCCAGTTTCAGCAAATCTACGCCCAATATGCTGGATTCTCTTTTGAGCAGCTGATTGTACAGCTGAAAGCTTCTGTTCAGAGTTTCCAGAAACGTAGAGAGTATCGTTTAAACCCTGTGCAGCCTTTGACATTCCAGTTGCTTGTTCCTTAATCATCTGAAGGTGTTCTAGCAACGGAACAGTACCTGTTGAAATAGCCTCTGGTGGTAGTGATGCAACTGCTGCCGCTGGATTACCATTAGTTGGGATAATCTGTTTTGGCTTCATGTTTTGCAATGCACTAAAATCCACGACATTTGGATCGGCTAGTTTTGGACTATAGTTAGTGAGATATGTATTCTCGACAAAACCTCTCAATATAGCAGTACTGGCTAAAGTACTACTTCTAGTGAAGTCTGCCATTGATAAACCAAAGAACTCATGTGGTATATCTATAGGTACAATACTTGCCAATGGGATTCTCTCACAATCCTCTTCGAATAGTATATGATTACCTACAGTGATAAGGTGTTTAAGTTCTGCTATACCATCACCATCTCTATCAACTCTAATCCATGACTCTGTCAATGTGACCAGTTGATTAGCTTCTAGTGGATAGCCTGATTTACCTTCATATCCTTGCCAATAACGTTGTCCTGTTATTTCTTTTCTTGCAGCAACGTCTTCGCTGTAGTTTCCACTACCCAGCCAATCGTCACCTGTATCTAATTCAGCCCATTCTTCCTCTGTTATACTGTCTCCCCACTCAGGATAATACTGTCTGACTTCTGATCTTGTCATTTCAGACTGTATACCTACGTAGTTAGCATCCTCTATTTCTCTAGCTTCATTAGATATTCTAAATGATTCAGGTGGAATACACTCTAGCTTGATTCTGCTTTTGTCTATCTTTTTCCTTAGTCTAACGTCTATATAAGAGATCGTTTCCGAAGTGGGATTGAGCGTTAGCTCGTTGACGATTTCGATATTTTCATCTGCAAGGATTTCATCTAACTTAGCTTCATCGATTTCATCAAACTCTTCAATGACGTAATCGTAATCTTCAATGTAATCCCATCTTATAATTGCGTTTTTCCAAAGTAAAGAAGACTTCATCCAAGTCTGGAGTATCTCCCATCCTTTATTCTTTTTAAATATGCAGTAGTTTACCACATTACTAGCATCCTTTGCAGCTTGATAAGCTCCAGGAGTGTCATCATAAGGGACAAACCGAGCTAACTTACCATTACTTAAGAATAAATCTGATAAGACTGCTGTGTATGCTTCAATTACTTCTGTTGTGCTTGTGTCAACTATGGTGCTCACACCTTGAGGTGCAAGGTGATCCATTGCCACACCAGCGTATTCATATGTACTCTTTAATCTCTCACGAGAAAGATCTGAACTGTTTAGCCAATCGCCACTACTGGCTTGTATGCCAGCCTCAATTTGGACTATGAGCTGTTCATCATCAACAGCTTCTTTATATCCACCGTAACTCATACTCATAGCGTGCCTCTTCCAGTGTATATAGGTTTACTGGCTTCCATAACTTTCTTTTCATACTTTCCAGGCTTAGATAATTCTGCTTTTCTTTTGACTTTGTTCTTTGCTGGACTACTTTGTGTTACGTTCTGAATGTATCTAGTTGCTGTTGTTTTCATTTGAGACTCCTGCTCTTAGTATTTTACGACCTCTAAAAAACACTATTGTGTTTATACAAGTATTTATGGTTATGGCTACAACTAGCCAAGCTTCCCACCATTCCATTAGCACTTCCATCTTCTCCTTGCTGCTTTGCCTCTTTCACCTGTCCATCCTTTAGATCTGGCACAGAATGATTTTCTTCTCTTTGCATCTTTACTTCCAGGCTTTACTTTACCTGTGACTGCTGTTTTTAGCTTACTTCCAGGATTATCTCTCCTGTACTTGGCTACACCTTTGGCAGTCATACCAGCACCTTCTTTGACTGAAAGTTTGTGTCCACCGCCTACTGTTTGTCCTTTCATTGTTCCTTTACTTTTCTTTAAAGGAACTACTTTTTTTCTTTCTGACATAGTTCCTCTCCTATTTTTTACTCATCCAAGCTGTTGTACCCATGTATGCACCGACAATACCAGCTCCACTAAGGTAAAAGAGATTACTGATATCTGAGAGTGCTTCTACTCTTTCTAGGGGTATAAAAAACATAGCTGCAGTAAATGCACCCATGGCTATCAGGGTTGATCTCGCCATACGCAGTTGTGCCAGTTGTTTTCTTAAAGCTGTTTCTGTTTCTTTTATCTGCTTCACGTGTGAGAGTTCCTCATCAGAAACAATACCATCGCCATCCTCATCGTATTCTTCATACTTACTTCCTTTCTGTAGTTTTTTCATAAGCTTCTTTTATCTCTTTAATAGTTCTAAAACAACCTAGACATATTCCTTTTTCGTCTAATCGACAAAGACCTATGCATGGTGTGTTCATTTTATTCTCCTTTTAGATATTTTTTAAATTGTTCTTCTGTTTGTTTCATTACTTTACCAGTATCAGGATCTACTAATTCCATAACATTTGGATCGAAATTAGGAATTATTTCATCTACACTATCTAAAAATTCATTTGCTTTTTCTGGAGGCATTTGCCATTGTCCACCACCAGAGGTTGTTAAATTATCTGTTATTTTTGTTTTAGGAACAGGTGGAAAGTAATCTTTATCTGCTATAAACATCATCATATTTTTAGGGTCATATTTTCTAGCAAGATCTGGGTTATCTGTAATATTAAGCATTCTTTTTAAATTATTTGTAGGGTATCCTTCTTCTGCTATTACTTTAGCAACAGCTGGATTTTGACCAGAGAAGAATATATGTTTATCTTTAAGATTTTTATTACGTAATATTCTTTGTTCAAGTGGATGAATTGTTCCATCTGGTAGCATGCTCATATTAGCTATGTTTTGATTCATTAATCTATCCATTCTAGGATCACCAGTACTTACTTCCATATAATGCGGAGAGAGTGGTCCT